CCTTGGAAATTTGCTTTTAGTGAGCGGCAACACTATTAAGCTCCAAGATATCGGTAAGTTTTCGGGTACGTACATGATCGAAGCCGCACACCACAACATTAGTAAAGACGGCTCGTACAAATCGAGTGCGAATATATACCGAGTTAAAAAATGATTCTAAAATTTGGGATTATCAGCAACGCAAAGCCAGGGTACGCAAAGGTATATTTTGAGGAAGATGACATAGTAACAGATTGGTGGCCGGTTGTCTTACCGTACACGCTGAAGGATAAAGTAAGCTACCCGCTCAATGTAAACGAACATGTCGTTTGTATTGCAGACGCGCGATTAGAGGAAGGTGCGATAGTGGGCGCTATTCACAACAGCCAGGATACACCCGACACGGGTGCAGGGACGGGAAAGTTTCGGAAGGTGTTCGAGGACGGTACTGTTATCGAGTACGACAAGACTGCGCACAGCTTTAAAGGCACTATAAACGGATCGGCCGAGATCGAGGCGCAAACGGTTAAGATTACCGGCGCATTAACGGCCGAGATCGAGGCGGCAAATATTACGCTTACCGGGAACGTTGCAATTTCGGGAAACCTGGCTTTCGGCGGATCACTCAGCGGCGGGAGCGGCGCGGCAACCATTTCATTCGATGGGTCGACGCTGCAAGCGCCGGACGTGAAGGCTGGTACCGTATCGCTCCTGACTCATAAGCATACTGGCGTAACAACCGGCGGCGGGGTAACGGGACCCGCCGTATAGTGTGACGGTATATACACTATAGCGAGCCTATAGGAAACGCTCTCAGTATGCGAATTTTACCCCGTGGCGACACTGGACGACATTCTTTCCCCCGTATGGACGCTTTCAATTGACGGCGGCGGAGCAATCGCCGAGGGAGTCGACGCTATTAAGCAATGCCTTAATCTCATTGTTAGGACGACGCCGGGTACTGATCCTTTGCGTCCTGAGTTTGGTTGTGGGCTATATCGGTTCGTAGATCAACCGGAAAATGTCGCGATTCCTAACATGAAAAAAGCCATGCTCGACGCCGTTGCACGTTGGGAGCCACGGGTTAAGATTGTACGCATTACGCACACCTTGGGCGACGGTGAGATTATCTTTTATCTCGGGTACCAACTTTCGGGCGGTTCAGTTAGCGACTCGCTTACGGTTTCTGTCGGCAGCGGCGGAGCCAATACAGGAGTAAAGCGTACAAGGCTAGTTATCCGCGCAGAGTTCCCAAGTAACCCGAGTAACCTACAATACGGAATTACCGGCCAAGTCAACGGGGCCGACATTGTGCCGGCGGCACCCGTTGGCGGGTTTGCTACAGTAGACGCGTTATACGCCTGGGTAGTTGACAATTGGACTATTTACGGGCAGTGGTACCGAACTGCTGACGCAATTGTAGGCTACTTAAAACCGGCCTTTCTAACCGGCAGCGTGGCAATTGAAGTGCTGACCGTCCGAAGGGTATTCGCTGACATACCAGGAGCATTTAACTACACAGTTACGGTTACAGTAGACGGTACGATTTACACGACAAGCGGTATTACAACATCGGGCGCTATCCTGGCTTACTTGCAAAACGACGATGTTTTGGCTCAACTCGGTACTTGGACTGTACGAGTTGCGCCCGCTGATTTTAACGATGATTTTTCTGACGACTTTATCACTTACGCGCAAACACTTGAATTGACTACAGGAAGCGTACAAGATATTGAAATTACTATAACGGGTTTCTAGTGGCAGAATTACCGATAATATTTACCGAGGACGTAGCGCAAGTACAAGCGCGGTTACAGTCAAGCCTAGAAAAGGGCTTAGGCCGGGCACTTGCTCCCGGTGACGTAGAGGTTTTAATATTAAACGCGTTTGCCTATGAAATCCAACTACAGCGGATGGCCGCTAACAATGTGTTTCGGCAAAACCTTGTAGATTTCGCGGTGGCCCCTATGCTCGATTACCTTGCTGCCCTGGTCGGTGTTGTTCGACAACCTGCAGCCGGTTCGACTTGTACAATGCAATTCAATTTCGTAAGCGGTGCCGCCGCTGTTCTCTTACCTGCTGGTATCCGTGTGCAGTCGATAGACGGGCAAGCTATTTTCGAGACTGTCGAGGCGCTTAATGTGTCGGCGGGTACCGCGTCGGTTTCTGTCGACGCGATTTGTCAAACGTCAGGAAAGGCCGCGAACGGATACGCGATAGGTAATATCTCTGTGATCCTGGACCCGCAACCTTTCATTTCCAGCGCCGCTAATCTCGACGTGACTAGCGGCGGATCGGACGCAGAAACGGACGACCAACTACGGGCGCGTGTGAAGCTGGCCCCGTCCGCCTTCAGCGTCGCGGGACCTACCGAGGCTTACAAGTTCTTTGCAAAAGGGGCGGACCCCTCAATAGTCGATGTTGCTTGCGTCACAACCGCACCGGGAGAAGTTACGCTCTACGTGCTGTGTAACGGCGGCGTCCTGGCGTCGACAGCGATTAAGGATAAGGTTTTAGCCATTTGCAACGCCGACAAAGTACGACCGCAAAACGATACCGTTTTAGTCAGCGACGCGGCCGTAGTGCCATATGGGATAGATGTAACACTTACAACCTATAACGATGCGGACCCGGCGGCGGTAACCGCTCAGGTTAACGCAAACCTCGCAGCCTTCAAACAAGCGCGATTAAATACGCTCGGCCTCGATGTTGTAATAGCTCAGATTATTGCCCAATGCGTTATACCTGGACAGGTATACAACGTAGTCGTAAACTCGCCGACAGCGAACATAGTAGCAAACGAAAGCACCTATACGAAATGCACCGGCATAACAGTAAATATAGGAGGGGCTACAGGTGGCTAATTTACCAATGGCTGATAGTATCGGCTATCTACCCGAGCCGCAAGCGTGGTTCACGACGCTGAAAGCGGAGTTAGGAGAAATAGACCTTTCTAAGCTCCTGGTTTATTTGATAGATAGCGTAGACGTCTCAGCTCTGCCGCACTTGGGCGCTCAATTCGACGTACTAGGGTACAAAGGCTTTAAGATGGCACAAGACGAGGCAGGACAACGCGAGATATTGAAGCGTGCAATCGAGCTACATAAATTCAAGGGGACCGAGTGGGCCATATTGCAGGCGTTACAAAGTATCGGTTTTTCGAATGCAGAGCTTATAAAAGGTTATGATCATTGGGCTAAGTTCGGCCTACTGATTACAAGCGAGAATCTAACACTAACACCGGCGGCATTTGATGACATTACCGCTATGGTGAAGGAGTATAAGCGTGCGGTTTGCGTATTAGAGGAAATACGGATCACGATAATTGCAACCGACTCGCTCACCAGTGACGACACAGCATACGTAAATATCCAAATACTTGCCGTTGACCGACTCACACTATCCGAGTCGCTTAAATATGACGGGTCGGGTGAGTTTGACGGTACACATAATTTCAGTGGGGAGGGGGACGTAGCTACAATACATATAAAGTCATGATAACGGCAGCAGGGATATTAAATGAGCAACGATTGCAGGCGGGTGATCCCGCCGGAAAACCGTATACCCATGTCGCGATAGGTACTAGCGGCGCACCGGTTACAGGGTCAGAGTCTTCGCTTACAGGGCAGGTAGCGAAAAATATTTTAAGCGTCAACTATCTCGGTGGTGGGTACATACAGTTTAACGCACAGATTGATCCTACGGATGTGGGAATAACTACACGAGAAATGGGCCTCCTTAATGCTGACGGCGTTTTGTGTTACCGGCAAGTAATTACCGCTGTCACTACGACTACGGGAGTTGTTTATTCACTTGGTTATAAAATAAAATTATCTTGACGAACTATATAGCAGGTGACGTTTTTACCCCGTCCCAAATTTATGATCTATCCGACCTCGTACAGGGCGGCTACAGCGGCGACGCGAACACACCATTAAAGGCCCTGGCGGACCAAAGTAACTATTTGCGTAATCGCTTGCGCCGTTGGGAAGGTATAAAGACGATTACTGATAACTACACGGTCGACGCGGTAGCTGACTTGGGATACCTTCTTTTTGTACAGATAAACGCGAATAAGACCCTTACTCTACCGAACGCGGGCAACTTCTTGGTAGGCACCCGTATAAAAATCCTAACCGCTATAACTGGCATAAAAGCGCTTACCGTTCAATCTCAGGCGTCACAAGCAATTGTAGACGGTTCAATTACCTGGACAAAATGGGATACGGGCGCGCCGGGTATCTACATGCACGACTCCGAAAAACTTGTTTTAGTTGCTGCCGGTGATCACTGGCTAGTAGAAGACGCCGTAGGAAATTTCTACACCTACGGCGACACGTTCGGTGCGCGTATTCAGCGAGGTAATACCGTGATATGTAACGGTACGACCTACAACCGCGCCGACATGCCCCGTATCGCTTTGATCGTTTCGGGCGGCGGGTCGTCCGTAAAGACGGAATTTAGTTGGATCGCCGGTGGCGACTTGTACAAAGGTTGTTTTAGCAACGGCGATGGTACGTCAACTATGCGCGTACCTGACGAGCGCGCGATGTTTGATAGGTATTTGGACCTGGGACGTGGTATCGATCTATACAGAATATCAAGCGTACCCGGTGCATTTGAGGACGAGCAAGTAGGGAAGCACACGCACCCTATCGTAACACCGCCGGAAGCGACGTCACAAGGTCAAAACGGTACAGGATATTTCACCGGAGGCGGGGAAGCGCACGAGCCTTTTGGTATGGTATCTTTTGACAGTAAGCAAAACGCAGGTTCGCAACAAATCGTTAAGAACATTGGTAAAATCCCACTTATAAAATATTGACATGAAAAGAAGTTTGGTCTGTTTGGCGTTGTTCCTATCTTCATTTGTAAAGGCACAGATTATAGATACGGCTGGGTTAAGGTCGTATATTAACTCACGGATAGTTACTAATGGCAATCGTTCTATTACTGCTCTAAATCTGAACGATATTCTCAACGCATATTTAAACCTATGGCCTAATGATTCAATTGCCTTATCAAAAGGTGGACAGTATGATACATTGTATTATTACAAAAGAGGGAAAGCCGCCTTTTATACTTTGCTTGCTGGAACGAATACGTGGACAACTACAGGCAACAGCGGGTTAAATGCCAGTCAGAATTTCATAGGTACAATTGATGATGTTCCTTTACTGTTTAAGGCAAACAACCAAAATGCCGCCTTCGTTTCGTCTCATGGTGACATAACTGCATTTGGCTATCAGGCAGGAAATCCAACGCAGGTAACAAGTGGGTTTAACACTGCATTTGGTTATCAATCTCTCCAATTTAATAATAGTTCCGGTAATTCAGGTTTTGGATTCCAGACGTTGCGAAATAATACGGACGGATTCCAAAACACGGCGGTAGGATATAATGCATTATTGTTTAATACTACCGGCTTTAATAATGTGGCACTTGGCATGCAGACATTAGTAAACAACCTAACGGGCGGTGGCAATACTGCTATAGGATCATTCAGCCAAGTTTATAATGAAGCCGGGTCCAATAATACAGGAGTTGGGCAGGCCGCTTTACAATACACTGACGGCAATTTAAACACTGCTGTCGGTTACGGAGCCGCACAATATCAATTCGGGTCGGATAGTAACCTTTCAGTGGGTGCTGTATCTGGTGGAACGCTTAATTCTGGAAAGAGTAACACCTTTATTGGCACAAATACCGGAAGAGGTATCGTAGGCGGAAGCTATAATACTATTCTTGGCGCGAATGTAACAGGATTATCCGCTAGTTTATCAAACAATATAATTATCGCCGATGGACAGGGAAATAGACGAGTCAATATAGATAAGTCCGGCAATGTAATGTTCAATACCACGACTCCAAGTGCCAAAAATACATTTAGTGGATCGGGAGTTTTTACGGATACGCTGACCGCTACAACTATGGGCATTACGGACAGTAGCAATAGGGTTGCGACTACGGCGTGGGTAAAGAGAAAGCTACCGCCAACGGTGTATTCTGGGACATACACTCCTGTCGTGACCGTTGAATCCGGTAATATCGATATTAATCAGGTTTTAGAATGCACGGTAATGAGGATTGGAAATATCGTACATGTTGCAGGCAAAATAGTGGTGACAGTCAATGATGGAAATCAGGCGGCATTTGCCTTGTCTCTACCCTTTCCATCTTCTTTTACATCAGAGGACGATTGTAGTGGCACTATTGGCACCCTCTCGACTCCCGGATATAATGGCGGTGCTATTGATGGAGAAGAAGGCACAAATTTAGCCGTTGTGATATTTCAGCCTGGGGCTGTTTCAAGCACTGCGGTCATTTTTCAATTCACTTACATAATTAAATAAAGACACATGGAGAAAGAAGGTATAGCACATTTATGTATGTGGACAGGAATTGCGTTGACGTTTAATCCCTCAATTATTCCATTGGTATTGTCGTCTATCGCATCCACAATGGCAATTGTCAATTATTTATTAACAATAAAGAAGAACAGAAAATGAAAAGTTGGAAGACCACATTGTTTGGAGCTATTGCAGCATTGGGCGTATTTTTTACAGCGCAGACTAACGCCGTCTTGCATGTGATAGGGTTAGTATTGTCGGCTGTTGGCACATTTGGTGCAGGTGCGGCAGCTCAGGACGCAGTTAACACCAAAAGTTAATCAATGAAGAACCATGTAACAAGAGCGGCGGCGGCAATCGTCGTCGCTCTCTTTATCTCCTGTCATCCGGCAAGACAAGTGCAAAAGGAAGATCAGGACATTAGCGGACTAAAAGCTAAGTGGATACCTGAATGGGTTAAGGATCACCCGTGTCCCCAACTCCCCCCAATAAATCTGGACAGTCTTTGCAGCCTTAAAGACTTCGCCTTTGATATGCAGCCTGAAGATACTATACAGCACGATACAGTAGTAAGGGAACGTCCTCCTTTGATCCGTCGTATTTTGGTTCCTTACCAGGATACCAGGACTGTAGAGCTGCTGTATGATTCACTCAGGGAAAAAACGGAACGTATTGCGATGCTGGAAGGAATACAGGAAGGACAAAATACCGTCGGTCTGATTGCTACTACCAAGAAAAGCCGCAATACCTGGTTATGGGCCTTCATTGGTGCGTGTGGGGTTGTGGTTCTTTTGGTGGTTAAGGATATTCGAACATTCTTTAAATAACTATAGATGAATACAGAGAGTACCTTAGAATGGATAAAGGCGCATTTAGGGCCGGTTATCCGTCAGGCCCTTCAAGAGGCGAAGGAAAAGACGCCGGACCTGCTGTATACCGAGGAATGGATAGCAGGGATTACTATGCGGGAGACCGGGGAGCTGATAGCGCGGTATGTTAGTCGTGGGCTGCCAGCAGGAAAAGAGGTTGAGACTTTGGCCCCGCTAATGCGGGGGGATTATGGCCGTAGGTCCGGAGATATGACGCCGCAATATCACGGGTACGGGTTTATGCAGATCGACATTGCCAGCTTCCCGGCGTTCATAAGATCGGGTAATTGGAAGGACGCAAATAAAGCCTATAAAATGGCCCTGGCTGTCCTTGAAGATAAGCGTAAATACTTACAGGCGCATTTTCCAACCCTTACCGGGAATAACTTGGAATGTGCCATAACCGCCGCCTATAATTGCGGGGAGGGGAATGTAGGGAAGACCATAATTGGGGGGCAGGATGTTGACACAAGGACGGCGGGGCGAGATTACGTAAAGGCTGTTTGGGCTTTTAGGAATATCTATAAGGGGCTTTAGAATACAAGATAAGGCAGCACAATTATTTAATGGGGGCTATTTTGCCCCCTTTTTCTTTGGGGGTTTAACCGGAGAATGTTGGTCTATAAACGCTTTAATGTTGTCAGTAAGTAGGGTGCTAAGATCGTAATATATCAAAATTTCAGCCGATACATTGAAAATATCCCTCAATTGTTCAATACGATTTAGATCAGGAAAGGACACATTATTCTCATAATTACTAATGGCTTTTGCGGTCACATCCATCTTTACAGCAAGTTGATTTTGCGATAAGTCAAATACCGCCCTTAATATGGCAATGTTGCCGCCTATATATATCATAGGTGCAAATGTAGAATGAAAAAAGGGTAAAAAAAACTATCCAAGATGCTTGGATATATCCAAGAAACTTGTACCTTTGATTTATCAAAAACACATAATCATGTTACCCGCAGAAATCATTTTACAACAACTTGGAGGTCGGCAATTCATAGCTATGACCGGAAGCAAGAATTTCACTCATTCCAACAATGGAAGGACTTTGACTATGCATTTAACACCTAATCTTGCAAAGGCAAGATACTTGCAAATAACATTAGATGAAGAATACGACAGCTATACCATGACCTTTTCGGCTGTTAAGAAAAATGAACTTGTCGAAGTAGCAAAATACGATGGGGTGTATTGTGACATGTTGCAAGACATATTTACTAAGGTGACGGGTCTTTATACGTCTTTTGGTACGATGGGCCGATAATCTTCCTAACCCGTCGGCTCCAAACTTGGGGCCGCCTCAATCCCAGCATATGAATACTGTAAAAGTTTATAAAATTGAATTTATCAGGGATGCTGAAGGTAAGTACACCTATGATGACGCGGCAATACATAAGTTTCGCGATAAGATGGTTAAGAAGATGAAAAGACAGAATGAAAAAATAGCAGCAGATCCCGAAAAGTTTAAAGGGATTTCGATTTGCGACCCTGAAGAATATGGAGACTTCCAGGTGCGACTATTAAAGCACAATTTTCGAATGACCAAACAAATTGAAATAACAAAATAATCCGTAATAAAATCACCACCATGAAAAAGAACATAAACCAGGAGAGCCAAGGAATTGCTTTAAAAATAAGCGGGAGACCGTTCCCTATAGAGCAACTTTCCTCCCGCGAAAGTATCTGCCGTCAATTTTCATTAGAGTTGCTAAAAAATGCGCAAACTGCCTTAGTTGCCGAAAGGGATATTTTGGGTAAATCGTGCCCTGTTGCAACTCTTTTGGGAATCGCGAAAATAGAGTTGCTTATAGGAGAATTGACAGCCGTGAGGCCATTGCCATAAATTCGCCCGTTGAATCCGTACTTAATCGACACGAATCAACAGCAGGGGGCCTAAGCGGCCCCCTTTCTTATTGTAAGTATTTTGACGGTCCTAATGCTTCTATTTTCATTTTGTTTTCTTCGACACCGGTTTTGGTTTCGATCTAACAAATATCGTGTCTTTCACGAAACTGAAACGGTAGGTCGACCCGTCTGTTAGTTCCTTTAACAATTCATTTAGTGGGGCATCTGTTCCGATATGTCCGCCACCCAACGCGCCTATATTCGCTGTGTCAACAGGTTTAATAAAATATAGATATTCCTTTCCATACGCAATAGCTACTTGGAACATAACATCCTGGACAGACCTTTTATCAAATGAGATATAATTGTGATCAAACTTTGCACGGTTAATCTTCCATTTGATGCTATGTGGACCGTTGTAAATAATTTCACCACGCCCATCGCGTTGGATGGGAAGCCATGCGGCTGTAAAAATGCAGATCGAAATAAGAGAAATTAAACGAGTCATATCATGTTATTTGAGTGAATAAACGTTTTTGATTTAATGTTTTAATTGAAATGTACCCCAAAGTTCTGCGGGGGCGGTATCGCCTCGTAGTATCATGTTATTGTAGCATTCTGCGGCTTGTGCGTCACTGGGTCTTGAATCGGCGGAAGTAATACCGACATTAATTTCAGCCGGACCTTTCATTACAAAGATTTTATGATAAGTAGTGTCCCACACAGCTAATGGGGGGTGGTACACTACTTCAAATAATGGTTTGTTATAAAGTTGAGAATCTGCGGCAAAAGTTATTGAATACTTTCCATGTCCTTTGACGCTATCTGGGTTAATTAGAGGGATAGCACCTAAGTAGAATACACGCATCCCGGTAGACATAGGAGGTAGTCCTTCATACTCGTTCAAAACTGTATCACTCGTGGTAAAAGGACCAGGAATCGACGCTATACGACCAAATAGCACATTTTGAATTTGATTAAATGGATCGGAATAATAGTCTACATTCCAATCAAAAGGTATTAGAACAACAGTGTTGATCGTATCAGTTATCGGTGGTGGAGAAGAATAGTCAGGGAAGGTCGTAAAATCGGTAATGGTTTTCTCACACGATACAATAAGCAATGCAAAGAATAAAGGAAAGGTGAGTTTGCGCATAGTTTAACGAATAATAACGTATTAGCAATCTTACGTCGGTGTTTATGAATTTTGTATGTTATTTTAATGAACAAACACGCCAGGAATCTTAATGCGAATTGCGTACTTTCCTTTTGGCGCCCTTTATATTTGTAATCGTCTTATAGTGCTTTAACCCAAAGATCATTTCTTTTTGATTGGTTTGAAGCGGAATGACGTTGAACCAAATTTTTATCATTTCGTCTTTTTTTTGGGGAATCGTTTTAATCGAATAAAATGCAAAGATTTTCTCCAATAAAGCCTTTCGGTTAACTCGATAGGTTCCATACTGGGATTGATTTACCCGCATTTCTCCCTTTCGAATTTGGCGCGATCTTGGATTTACGAATAGGAGAAGGCCCCGTGTTTTTCTCTCCGTTCCATTCAATAGAGTAACGATACCATCGGTTAGTGCAATAGTTTCTATTTCGATGCCATTCCGTTTAAAATACAAACCTGTATTCAATTCGTGAATGGTGTGACTAGCATCGATTCGAATAGTTGCCTGCAAGTCGTACGAAAAAAACTTTCCTTTGGGTATTTCCCGAAGTTCGAAATTTAAATCGTCAAAATTGATCTCTGCGGGGATGGGTTTATATGCAATTTCTATGGGTTGAATGGACGGAACCACTTTTTCCTTTTTCAAAAGTTTGGAATTGCTTTTGCCCCTTCTCGGAGCCGTTTTTTTACTATTTTCTTTTATATCTGGCATAATGAAATTATTTCCGATGGGGCCATTTATCGCACTCTTTTGCGAGAATGCGTTCTGTTTGGCTATTAATCTCTATGATGAAAGTAGATTTCACTTTTTCGTACTTTATATATCGATTTTCCATCGAACCATGAATCTTTAATAGTGTTTAACATATCCGTCAATGAAAGAGACTTAGGGAGTATAGCGTACAGTTTTTTGTTTTCATCTGCATAATCATAGGTGATGTTAACGTGATACCATCTATTTACACTGGCGATTGCCGTGCGCAATGAAACACGATCGAAATGCCAGCTAGTTTTATCTGTTCGCCATCGGGTGGTGGTAGGCCAATCAATGGAAGTATCGGTAACGACCGAATCATTTCCCAATATATCGACACTAGTGGGAGCAACGAATTTTCTGTCGATGGTGGGGGTAACCAGCCTGAAGCTGCCTTTTAGAAAGTTGAAAGAGCTAAGAACATATTTTTCTTTTGGCGTTGGCGGATTCCACGGTATTGATTCAATGTCTAATTCACTACCGGGGTCAACAATTAGATCGTAGTATGCGCAGTGTATCCGGAACGCCTTGTCTCGCTTTGACGAAACGGTAAAACTGATATGGCCGTTGACCCATAAGTCGTTCGGTTCTCCTTGTTTACAGGTAGGAAACCACAAGGACGTTTCATAATCGAGGACAACTTGGCTTTCGTCGGGCAATTGTATTGATAAGCAGGAAGAATCTCCACTTATTACGATATGATAGTCGAGGTCAGGAGCAGGAGAAGGCAGCCCACTATAGGTGGAAACTGTGCTTTGAGCCTCTAAGTTTTTGCTGACGGCGCATACACTAGCCATTAGAACAAGAAAGTAAGAGCTTAGATTTGTGTTCATGTTGGAAGCAATTAATTTAGTAAATAATAAAAGTGAAAGAAGGTGCTACCTGTGGTGTAAGCTATTTGATCTTTGCGTTATGGGACACATTGTAAGTCCAATTAGCAATATATCTTTTGTAATGTTTTCGGAAATTATTATCGATAATCAGATTCTTACCTAAATATTCCTTTCCGCTTTCAAATTTTATAGTCAGTCTCTTTAGTTTTTCGTCGGCAACAAAGTTATAAATGGAAAAAACCAGCATATTGTAATAATTCCCGTCTAAGGCATCTTTAAGAGGCTTATCAAAATGAATTGATACGAAAATGCTGTCTTTCCCGTAGCAATTTCCATCAGCGTCGTACGGCAAATTGGTAAGAAGCAATTTCAATTTATCACGTCGGCTTTTTCCAAGTAAAACCATACTATTTCTTTGAACTACATCATAATCCATTGGAACATTTCTAAATGAGTCTAAGGATAAAGCAAAACCGTTTATCGGGTAGCGTTTTGTTTCAGGAAAAAGATAGGCGTTTAAGAATAGTTTCATCCTGTCTTTCATTGTTTCATACATCGTCGCACCCATAAGGCGGTATCTGTCAAAATTGAAATTAAATTTCAAGTACCTATTGCCCGAAATATTAGTAGGCGCTAAATAAACAGAAGTGTCACCTTGGATCAATATGGCTGCTATGCTGGCCCTAACGCGGATCGGCCACTCTAGTTTTTGTGGAAATGCGCTTTCTATGGATAAAATAGTACATAAGATAAATACGAGATAAAGTTTAATCATGGCAAGGAGTTTGGTCCTAAAAGGTCAAATTGAATTACTATCCTCAATATTTTTATTAAGTTCTTCTTTTATAAATGTCAGTAAAGGAAGAAATGCGTTTGCAAAGCCAGTAGTGGCCCACAAGCGTCCTACTGTGTAGTTTGTCATGTCCCTGGCCCTATTGGAGTCTTTTAATATTGAGTAAGCATATTCCTCCAATGGCTCCAAAAAAAATAGACAAAATTCCTTGAATGCTCGAATGTCTTTTTTCTTCAGCTTCTCTAATAGAATATGTTCGTCCGTCATTGTATTACAGATAACTGCAGTTTCCTTTTTAGAAAGCTACTTGTTTGAATAATACGTTTTTGGATATGCAGGTATGTGCCGTAATGCTAATTCGTAGTCAGAATCTTTATTAAAAGTGTACACATCTGATTTAGATGCGGTCGTATGATATATCTTTACGTCTAACTTTCCGTCTGTGATATAGTAGTGTATTACTGCCGCAAGAATGCCGTAATAATGTCTATTTTCCACCCGAATAATTCCATTTGATTCTTCATTAAGGACCAGACAATAACATCCGTTGGCGTAAAAGCGATTGATAGATTTGATCGGAAAAGGCAAAATCTGAAATAAACTATTCTCACGTTTTGACATAGTAGTTTTACGCCATGACCCAATTCCTCCTGTCCAATCATGGTGTAGGATTTTCGGCTGCAAACTGTCGTCCTGCTCGAAAAAATTTACGTAATATAAAAAACCAGCTGAATCTACCGAGGAAAGAAAGCCGCCCAAAAAGTTGGCGAGATGGACGACAAGTTTTTCGCTCCGATTAGCGTTTCTGCTAAAAAAGTCACGACGGAACGTGAATTGAAAATATAATTTTCCATCAACCTCCTTTTTATTAGGGATAGCAATTGCATCGTTTACAATTTTACCTTGTGCTAAGGTACTGGCAATATTAGCTCTCCTATGTAAGGACCAATTCACTTGCCCACATAAGGTACTAGATATAAATAATAGACCGAACAAAGGAAATAAGGCTTTCATGGTAATAATAAGGTTTGAGTACAAATTATGGTCTTGGGCAAAAAATATTCTAAACCTCCTGGAATAGAGGAACAATATACTATTTAATAACATTTGGGTAATTGCTTTAGAGGCAATCACATTAATAGAGCGCTAACCAATATGGAAACGTAATCGCGGTACTGAGCATCTACCGGGTCGCTGTTATATAGAAGTCCGCTCACGGGCTACTAACCGCAAGCGTGTAGTGAATCTCACAAAATCCCCCAGGGTTTGCTGGGGGAGCACTAATCAAATACCATAACCATTAAACCTTATCCTATTAGACCGTAAAGATACGAAGTGCTTTAAAAGAGGATATAAAGAAAGTTCTATATTTTAGGTCTAAAAAAGCTCATAATAGGCTTATTTGAATCCTATATTAGGTATGAGTAAGCCTATTATAGGCTTATTTGTTTGATTATCCGCAAGTTGTGTTATTTTGGCCGAATGGATTCGAAGGAACTCAAACTTGCAAAAGATGGAATAGAAAAAAAGAGCCTGAAGCGGTTTCAAGATATTTTTTATATTGTTTCTAGTAACGACATGGCCGATCAATTGCATATTAATCGGTCCCGGTTCCGTGCATTAATAAAGAATCCATTCCCAATGAGGGTGAGGGAGATATACAAAGTTTCCAAAATTCTTAATGTTCAAGCGGAGCAGATAAGCCAAATGATTCATTACCAATTGGAGAACCCCGCAAAAAGCGAGAGGGCCAAGGCAAAATAGGTGTTTTCACGCTTATTTTTCCACATATTAAGTTAGATATTGCATTTTACCGTATTAATGGAAGAGGTATTTCTAACTATGAAAAGTTTAAAAAATTGGTGGCTTTCGATGGTGCGTTCCGGCACGGAAAGTCTTTCTAGCCATGATCCTCAGAAGCGCGTAATTATCGGCGTCAATCGAATGTCGCTTACAGTGATCCTTCTTAACGTTACTGTGGGAACTTTTGTCTGGCTGGTCACAGGAAAAATAAGCATATTATTTGGGGTGACAGTAGAAACCTCGGCTTTGGCGTTACCTCTTGTACTTAATCGATATCGAAAGTACAATGGTGCGGCAATGTCGATTTATTTAACTATGTCTGTTGCAACGCTCTATTTTGGCTGTGCGCTAGGAAAGGCAATTGAATCGCAGCTAATGATAACCTATTTGATTGGGGTTTCACTATTTATGTTTTCGCGAAGAATCTACAAAGCGGTCTGCATTCTTTCGTCTTTTCTTATCTTAATTTGTTTAGAGCTTAATTCGAAATATGAGGTTATTGCTCCTATTAGGATGAATGTTTTCACTCAGGTTGCTGTGAGGTGGTCAGCATATCTTGCAATAATTATCTTAGTAATTATTACTTTTCATCTATATTGGAAAAATGATCGAGCCTTGCGAAAAGAGTTGCAAAAATATGCAGATCAGGTAAAGGAAAATTTAGAAAAGGAAACTCGTGAGCATAAGAATAAAGATAAATTTATAACAAATGCTGGTCATGAAATAAAAGTATCTTTTCATAGTATCTTTGCGATCATAAGTATCTTGGAAAATGATCTGAAAAGAAATGGAGACATTAATAAGACAATTAAGGTTATTAACGATTTGAAAGCTGCGTGTAAAATTTCTCAAAGTATTAATGACAATATCATGCAGTTTGAAAAATATAACGCAGGTATACCAACCATACCGAGAGATCAACTTTTCAATCCTAAAATCTTATTCGAAAGCATTGTAGACCTCTATAAATATGTCGCGATACGAAATAAAATTGAGATAGAATGCGTCATCCTGGATATGCCAAAACATATCCGAAGCGACGATGTGATGATCCGACATATCTTGTCTAATTTGTTGCATAATGCTATTAAATATGCGCCGAACAATTCGGTCGTCTTAGTGACATGTAAGATAAAGAATGACATATTAGTCTTCAGTGTTAAAGACAGCGGAGAAGGGATACCCAAGTCGGTAGATATTTTTGGTGCGTACGTAAGCCAGAATCCTGATGGGTTGGGAATAGGACTTTTTCTAGTAAAGGAATTGGTTACTAATCTTGAGGGTAAAATTGCTGTAGAAAGTGATGAAAACGGGACTATTTTTACAGTGTCTATCCCGTTGCATCCAATTAAATGTAATAAATCTGCAGTTTTACCTCAGAGTAACCTAAGTTAGACAAAGAGTAATGCTCTTAAATGTGAACGTTTATGGGTTATGTCCAGATAAATCTTTAGATTCGGGGTAATTAAACCTTTCCTATATGCATCTCTATAGAATCCCCGTTCTATATTGCCCATTCGATGGTGCAATTCATCCACAGGTAAATGAAATCGAAGAACATACACTGCAATGGCTGTTGGATTTTAAGCTGGTTGACAATCACAATACATTTATTAAATATAAGCGAAACAAATTTCCGCAATTCATTGCACGGACATTTCCAGAGGGCGATTTTATAGATATTTGTACTTGGTGTGATCTGAATAGTTTGCTTTTTATCGTTGATGATTTCTTTGATGCAAACCATGTAATAAAAGACAAGCAATCGTTTAAACAGTTTCAAGGAAAAATTATGGAAATTCTCCTTTACCATAAAAATTTTGCAATTGAGGATGGGCCAATATTTGTTGCATTTAGCGATATTTGGGAACGACTTTGTTTAAGGTCTTCTTCAAAATGGCAATCTAAATTCATAGGTTGTATAAAGAAAATGTTTGAAGGGCTCTATTGGCAATTTAAAAATATAAGTCTTGGAATTTATCCGGCCTATGAAGATTACTTGGAAATAAGGCAATATTTGGGGGCGTCGCACCTCTCTACCGACAGTTTAGAATTAACTGGCAAAATATATTTGTCAGAAACGGTTTATCGAAATTCAACTGTACGCAGATTGACTGAAATTAGCAGAAACTGCGTTTGCTTTGCTAATGATCTGTTTTCCCTGAGTAAGGAAAAAGACGAGTCACAAAACTCCGGCGAATATAATCTTGTAGGCGTAATGAAACGCAAATTTAATCTTTCATGGGAGGAAGCCATTAAGAAAGCCGCTGACCTCCATGACGATCTTGTTCGCAAGTTCATTGGTCTAACGCCACAAGCCTATGTTTTTGATGAAAACACTAATAAAACCCTGGCAAAATATATTCGGGCGTTACAGATACAGATGATAGCGAATATTGAATGGTCAACCACAGAGACAGACAGGTATCCACATATATATAGCAATCACACAGAAGAAATTAAATTACATGATTAAAACGGAAATAAATATTAATAAGATCTTGATTGCAGATGATCATCTAACCGTTGCATTTGGCCTTAAAGGACTAATTGAGAGTTATTTTGGATATACTAATATTGAAAGTGTTAGGAGTTGCAGTAAAATAATGGAAGAACTGAAGTCTCATGAATATACACACTTAATATTAGATATTGGCTTGTCGGATGGGTCTGCAATGGAAATCCTTCCTAACATAAGAAAATTGTACCCCTCCTTGCATATCATGGTTTATTCGGCTAAACCTGCCGCCGCATATAAGAAAGCATTTGCTAAGTATGGAATACAGCATTATTTATCGAAGGAGGAAGAAATAGAGGCAACAAATAGCGGGTTACGTAGTTTTTTCAGCAATCATCCAATGCGCTTAGTTGAATCAACTGAAAACCCTTTTTCGAAACTTTCACCTAGAGAATTGGAAGTATTTTCATATCTTATTGAAGGCAAAAGTGGGAATGAGATTGCGGCTGCACTGGGTTTAGCCAAAAATACTGTATCAGTTTATAGAGGGAACATCCATGAGAAAACAGAGACTAAAAATGTGGCAGAGTTGATTAATTTAGCCATTGCGTATAATATGTTAGATTAGTTTTTATCAGGTAGCTTTTCCAGCATGGATAATGCTATCATCATTTTTTGAAGTAAGGCATTACATACCTTTTTGTTTTCTCTGCTACTACTTTCCTGCAAACAAACTGACAAATCGGGAGTAACTTACAGCAAATGACGGAGCAAGATATTCACCACGCGTCCCTTTTCCACTAACATATATTCTTTTACTAAATTTTGCTAACACCTGGATTTGAGGTTTGATGTATGGAAAAGACATACACCCTCAAAAAATTCTTCCGCCACCCGTCCTACTTTATTATGGATGGTCAGGAAGTGGTTGGCAAAGCCTTGTTTGATCATCAAGAAGGAAACTGGTTGGTAGTTAACGACGTGGGCAAACGAGTAGCAACGGCGACCAAAAAAGAAAACATTATTTTCGTTTTCAAGATTCACAAAAACCGGGTTCCGGTTCCAAGAATGCACCCTCTATGTGAATACTGCCCTTTACATAAAGTAGATACGGCAACTAGAAAACAAATACGTCGCAAAGCGGTCAATAAAAGTTAATAAGTGAAGTGTTCGAACTATATCAACTTATCCCCTGGTAAAGGAAACAGAACAGGGTAAAAAAGCGATGACCTGCCACGAGGCAGGTCGTTAATATTTAGGCAGGTATATAACCTCCATAAAAAATCCCCGAGTATAAGTTGCGCCTACATTCGGGGATGCACTAATCAAATACCATAACCATTAAACCTTATCCTATTAGGCTACTATAATACGGGGTTTTTTGGATTGGACCAAAAATCTCGTATGAACCATAGATTTTATATTTATAATAATATAAGTGAAAATACTTATAACACTATTTCCTGACACAAAAAAAGCGCACCATTTAGATGCGCTTTAGATGCCTATTACCTGACGTTATGCTGCCAACATTGTTAGATGTTGTCCGGTGGGTACCATGCGTTCTGCCTTGCAGGGAAAACACGGTACACGCTGAATGCAAACAATCATAAATGCGGAGAGAGGTGGGACGCAAGGACTGGAATGTGGTAGGCTTAATTGCCTTGGAGCAGCTCCAAAATGATTATCTGCTGTTTTAATTGTTTCATGACTCCTTTGACGTTTACGTAAATCATAAATCCTTTTCACCATTTCTTCGGTAGTATGGTTGGCAGCAGCAGCGGCGGCTTCTGATCCGAATTTGTCAACCAAATCCGTTAGGTTAGTGTGTTTCAATTCATACGGGCGAACATTAATTCCAAGCTCTTCTACCACATATTTACGCCAACGCTTATTAATGTTATCTGGACGTATCGGCTTATCTCCTGGCCGGAACCCACGGCTAAAAAGATATTGCCCCGGTTTGCATTCCTTTAAAGCGCGTTCCCAAAATTGCTTGGCTATTTCCTTTATAGTTATTGTGACGGGGGCATTTTGCCCTCCTTTGAGTACCGTATTTTCGACTATATTATTTTCAAGATGTACACCAATGTCCTGGACTAAAAGTAATTCGGTTTCGCGGGCTGAAGAATGAAAGAATATGTTTATGAAGGTTGCAAAATCAGGGTCGCGTTTCCATAAATGCGTGTCAATAATTTCACGTTGTTCCTGAGTAAAGCCAATGGGATCGGCTGTTTTCCAAGGCAAATCTTCCAAACCATGACAGGGATTAGTCAAGAGTATCTTTTTCTTTTTGAAAATATTGAAGTGCATGGATAAATAATCTTTGGCTCTATTCTTTTGGTAATTTGACCATTTAAAAACTGTCTCTTTTTTTGTTATAGGGTGAAAACCTTTAGCTATAGTATATGTCTTTTCGAGTATGGTATCTATATGCTGAGGGGTTATGTCCTCAATGGATAAATCATGGTATTTAAGGATTCTTATTGCTGGATAAACCCGGGTCATGTACCCTCCTATATCAATTTTGGCTTTATGAACCCATGTAGCTTTTTTATAGGCCCATTCCAATGAAAAAAGAAGATCACTCTTGCGGGTTATAGTCTCATCCTCTTTTCCGGCAATCCTGGTACTATTGTCTGTATTACTGTCAACTTCAATAGGATCGGAGGCTATCGGTTCAATTTTGCCCGTAAAAGGATTTAGGCCGTTTTTCAAATCATCTATAGTATCAATTAGAAGCTGCCGGGCGGCGTCCTGCCTTGCATGAAGCGTTTTATACTTGTTTCCTGCCCGCCATTTAACTTCCATTACGCCCCGTACGGGGTGATGGAACGTAAATTTTATGAACCAGTCCCGTTTAACACTTGCTTTTGAGGATTCCCAATTTGAAGGATTAATGTACGGTTGAGTGAATTTGCAGCCGTTGGAAAGGGTGGTGTACGCTGTGGAGCGGTCTTGTTTTTTGGTCTCTTTTTTAGCCATTTTAGTGCATTTAATGCCCAGCGACACCCTTGTAACCGGGCGTCTAACCGGGCGTTTTAGAAAAATGCACGTAAAGCAAAGAGCAAAAAAACGGCTAGAACCTGTATTGCTACTGCATTCTAGCCATTGTTAACTTAATGTTGCCCGACCTGGATTCGAACCAAGACAAACAGAACCAAAATCTGTCGTACTACCATTATACTATCGGGCAATCCGTCCTTTAACTTGGCC